TCTATAGACAATACAACTTGTATGAGATTAAAGATGATCTAAATGACACATTGTATGAGGTTAGAGAAAGAAAAACAGATATTGACCAATCATTAGATTTTGATACTATTACAAATATATAATGGCAAGAAGAAAAGTACCAAGTCAGGCAGCAAGTGGAAGAGAAACCTTTAGTGATAGTTTAGTCGGTGTGCAAATTACCGATGGGTCTAGTCAATTAACTAATACCAACTTTGCTTTAGATAGAGCAATTCCTGAAAAAGACAGTAAAAATTTTAGAACAAGTCCGTTTTCGGATTTTTTAACATTAGACACGTTAAAAGAAGAAGAAAATGAATTTTCAACTCCATTAATGTCATCGACTAAAAAAAGTGACAGAGAGTTGAGATTTAGAAATGCTAAAAATGATGCTGGTAAATCTTTATTCGGGTCGTTATCTAGAAGATTAGAAGTATCAATTAAAAATATTATTAAAAAATATCCCGCATCTTTTTTAATAGACAAAGACAGTTTAATTGTAACAAATCAATATACGGCCTATAATATATCATACGATATTGATAGAGACACAACAATTTTTGAAGTTGAGTTACCTAGACTATTTAATACGTTTGAAATAAAATTAAGTAGACCACAAAGTAATACCTTACCTGATGGTGATACTAATATTAGAAACTTTTATTCTTCATTTAAGAAATATGTAACAGTAATCAAAGAACAACCTTACGAAATAGTTGACTTTGTACAACCAGACAGTAAAAGTAACTTTAAATTAAAAATAAAGGGTAATCCGTTTTCTGGCGACACGACTTATACTGAAAATATATTAGTTAGACCAAATGATGGTATTGTTGAGGAGTTTTATAAAAGTTTAGATGAAATTGAGGAACAATTAGTTAATAGAGAAACTAATCCAAAGTTTACTGCATTTTTTGTTGTGCCAAGAGAAAATTTTGATAAAACAAATACAAATTTAATACAAGTTGCATATAATTGGCCATTATCTAAAGATGGTTGGAATATAAAAATAATTGGTTCTGATTTTGATGGGTATCTAGATAGTTTAAAAAATTTAGGAGACGAAATCGATAATTATAAATCTAATTTATTTATTAGATTTTTAACATCACCCCAATTGTATGAGTTTGATTCTGATGAAAAAAAGGCAGAAAGTGTTTTTCAATTATATGGACAAAGTTTTGATAAAATAAAGAAATATATAGACAACATCGCTTACATGAGAAATGTAAGTTATGATGGTATAAATAATTTACCCGATATTCTACTTAAGAATTTAGCGGAAAATTTAGGTTTGACCACTGTTAGTTTATTTGATGAAGATACATTAGATAGTGCATTGTATAGTAGAAGTAGATCTAACTATTCATCACAAAGTATTGGTAAAAATTTAATTGAAGCCGAATATGAATTCTATAGAAGACTATTAGTTAATTTAGCCTATCTATATAAATCAAAAGGAACTAGATCATCGATACATTTCTTTCTAAGATTTTTGGGTGCACCTGAACCTTTAATAAGAATTGATGAATATATTTACAGAGTCACATCAATGCCAAATTCTAGTGACCTCGAAAATGATATCTATGATGTTTTACAAAGAAGTAAATTTTTAACGACAGCATTATTTTCACCAACAACATATCTTTATACAAAAAATATAGAACAAGGATTAACAACATTTAATAGAGAGGGTTATCCTGTTGATGAAAAAACCGGATTACCTAGAAGAGCATTTGATCCAATAAGTGATATATTTTTTCAGAAAGGTTCGGGATGGTATGATATGACTTTAAAACATAGAACACCCGATATACTTGATGAAGAAAATTCTATTTTAACAGGTAGAACAAAAACGATTAAAACAAAGGCAAAACCATATTCTTATGGTGAAGAATATTTTGACGTTTTTAGAACATTACCAGGATTAGATACTGGATATGGTTTGGATTCTGAAATAGATAACGTTAAGGCCAGTTTCTATGATGGAAATTCATCTTATGTTTTAAATAGAAAAAATATTGAAGTCTACTTATCACCAAGTAGGGCGATCGATTATGATATTTGGAGAAAATCTAGAGATTTATTATTAACATTCGGTTCAAATACATTATATCCACAAACAGGTGTCACATTTGCGGAATTTTTAGAAAAGACATTACATTCCCAATTAAAAAATTCCCACGTTATAAGATATAAGAAAAATTACATTGCACTCGAGGATGTTTACACATCTTATTTCACTAGCACTGGTTTTACTTCTTATAATTATATTGATTCACATGAGTTTATACAACGAATGAGTCCATATTGGATGCAAATACTTGATCAAGTAATTCCCGCAACTACATTATGGACAGGAGGTAATTTAATAGATAATAACTTTTTTGGTAGACCAAAATATAAATATAATTTAGGATGTCAACCAAAAACAATAGTTGAGAATTTATACCCAAATTTTGGTGATGCGATAAATGAAGATTTAGAAACAATATTAGGTGAAGAAGAAAATTTTAGAGGATTAATCAATATAACAGGGGTAACATATTGTCCAATAATAGAAATTGATGGATATGTGTTTTCTGGACACCCTTATTGTGTACTTGTTAGTGGGACAACAAATACAAGTAACAGTGCTAAATTATTTAATCCAATGCCAATGACTGGTTGTACAATTTTACCTGATAGCGGTACAACGGCATTGCCTTTGATATGTGACTATAAAGAATTTGTAGATCCCGATGTCGATAAAATAAAAGAACTTTGGGTGGTTGCATTATCTGGGTTGGTTGAAAATGTTGTAAATAAATTTACAACGGGATATACTGCGGGATATGAAAATTACGAACCTTTTCTACAACAACCTAATTCAACATACACATGGGAATATAAACCAAAGTTAACTTTTGAATTTTTCACCGATATTGACGGTAAAGAAAAAGTTAGATTCACATCAATAAAATATGATTTTAATGATTGTTCTGTTGAAGATTATTTTATATATAGATTTGACACTGAATATACACCAATAAATCCAATATGTAATAATGATTTAGATATTAATGTAAATACAACAGAGTGTCAAACAGACTATTGTCCTATTATTGATTTAGATATTGTACTTAAAAATAATGTTGGTATACAAAAAGGTGGTTTTGGTTCTTCTACTTATTACCACTCTGATTGTATGTTTATCACAGGTAAAACTGGAACAACAAGTACAGGAATTAAATTTGGTGAAGTTGATAATTGTAAAATATCTATATCAGGTGCTTCTCTTAGTAAAAAAATAGAATTAAATTTTTTAGATGCTGCTAATTGTGAGACAAAAATATCAATAGACGGATTTCAGAAAAAATATGAACATAATGAGTCTAAAGAATATTATCAACAATTTGTTATCAATACATATATGAGTGGATGTTCACTACCTTGTAGTGGTGAAACATTAATTTCTTCACAAACAGCGGTCACATTTTGTGATAATTTTATTGACTGTATATTCGTACCAAGATTAAAATATGAACCATCTTATGATTATGGATTATTGTCTGATAGTAAAGTTTTAAAAATTGTTGGACAGTTTCCAATAATTCAAATAGAAAACGGTACAATAGATTACAACGCAATAGTACATTATATTAATTTTGGTGATATTGAAATAACAAATGTTGAGGACGTTGTTGTTGGTGATATTTTATTAACCGCAACATATAAACCATGTAATTTCTCATATCAAGATTTTAAACTTGCTTATCTATATGGATATGCCTTTACTTTTCAATATGATTATAATGAAGTAAAAAGTATAGAATGTCTTGGATCTGTTAAGAAAAGTTTAATAACGGGAAGAACAGTAAATAATACAACAACAGTTATTGAAGTTTTACCAACAACAAAATTAAGAGTATATACAAACAAAATAGTTGATGGAGGTATTGTAACTAAAACAGATTATTTCCTTGATGAGAGAATACCTGAACATTTACAATTACCCGGAGAAACACCACCAGAACCATGTTGTCCATATCCAAAAGATTATTATGAAAATTATGGTGATTTCTTATTGAATGTCGATGGTTTTCCTATTGAGGTTATTGCGGTAGATCTTGATTACTGTGAACCAAATATGTATTATAATTTTAATTTTGAAACTTCTGGTAGAGATGTACCTGTCGGTGAAGATTTAATAATATTTAATGGTAACGATAGTCATCAAGTATTACTACAACACAAATATCAAACACATGTTTCTAATTTAATAGAAGATTGTCCACAACAATTCTATAGTGATATTGAAGATTGCCCTACAGAATATTTTACCGAACCAACTATATGTTTTGAAATTGCTGCCGAAGCGTTTTCTAACCCTGAATTTGTAACAGTTAGTCCGGGGGTTATCGTTAATGAAAAACCATCATATATTTTTAGTCCTAAAAACGATACGTTTGTTTATTATGTTTCTTGGTCGATAAATAATAATAGATGGGAATATAGATCATCATTAAATTCAGGTACATTGTACCAATATAATGAAAATCCAAATTTACCAATCGTTGAAGGATCATATTCTTGGAATATTATTGATTTACCATCTGCAAGTTACCAAATAATAAATTCAATTAGTGGAAATTGTATACCACCAACACAACAATTACCGGATGATTGTAGTGATGAAATATGTAGTGACATTTGTTTAATAGGAACATACTCATCAACAACACAATATACTTCATATATCTACGAAATATTTGGTGTGTATAACAATAGAAATTATTATAAATCTACTGATGTAAATTTCCCATATTATTTGATATGGAACAGTGGCACAACTAGATGGGAAAATTGGGAAAACTTTGACGTAAATGTCGGAACATCAGGAACATTATATTCGTATTTAAATTATAGTGGAAACACACCAATTAGTAGTTCACAATATCAATGGGTTTATGATTATAATCCTGAACTTGGAGCGTACATTACAACAGTAAATGATTGTCCACCACAAGTATGTTTTACATACGACCCTGGTGAAACTTTTGGTAATATGGGATCTAATGTTAATCTTAGATACCCTGCAGGATACCATGATGGTAAGTACTACTATAGTTTAGGTTACACAAATACAGGAACAGGCATGACTTATCCATTCGGTGTTGTTGTTTGGAATAGTGGTACAACAAGATGGGAAAACTATTCTAATTATGATGTTGTAAACAAAATACCCGATACTGTATATGGTGTTTTAAGTTATTTAAATGTTAACCTTGACACACCAACAAATGAACCGACAGAAAATTGGATTCGTATTGAAGATCAATTTGGTTTAGTAAATTCACAGTTAAATGATTGTTTACCTGAATTATGCTTTTATTTAACTTCCGGAAACAGTTCTAATTTTATTTTTAGTGGACAATCTTACACATATTATGATGGTAAAATTAATTATATGTTAATTAGTCTTTCTATTCCTGGTTTTATTACATATGTTGTTTGGAATAGTGGTACAACTATATGGGAACATAGGGAAACTTATGACCTTTTCACAAATACAGTTGGCGGTCAAATATATGGTTACTTAGGTAACAATAGTGAATATCCTGTTTCTAATGATACATACATTTGGACTGGTAACACGAGTTCCACATTACCATTATCTGGAATCTCATCAGTAGGTGAATGTTCAATACCATCAAATCTAATATTACCTGAATGTAGTGTTTTAATTAATGATGATTCTAATGATGTTTATTATTATGATTATTCTTCAAACACTAAAACCAATTTAGGTACATTTATATTTTCCGCAGATATTGCTCACACATTAAATAAGATGTGGTTATATAATTCCTTTATATATGAATGGGATATAAGTACTAATCCTTGGTCGACAACATTTAATAGGATTGTATCTTTACCAAGTGGAATAAATATTGGTGCTGGATTATGTGCAATAAATGATACTAAATTATTGTCATCATCATACAATGGTATATCTGGTTTGTGGGAAATCATAGAAATAGACGTAAGTAATTCTGTGGCTACGGTAAATGTAATATTTTCATTACTACCAACTGAGTCAATTGCCGGAGATATAATGTTTACTACAAATAATAAAATTTTAATAACAATAACAAAATTAGGTGGTGTATTTTTAGTTCAATATGATTATAATACAGGTTTATTTGAAACAAGTTCAGATTTAAATACAACTGCCACAACACCATATGGAATATTCCAAGATAATGGTTCATTATATGTTGCGAACGTGGATGGTAAAATATATAATATACCTTTAACATATCCACATACACCAACATTAATACAAACAATTCCGTCATTAGTGGTTTACGGTGCATCACAAATACCAGAGTGTTGTACCGCTGAGTTACAATTAGCACCCACACCAACACCTACCGCAACTCCAACCCCAACACCTTCACCAACACCAACTGAAACTAGTACGCCAACACCTACTTCTACTAGTACGCCAACACCTACTAGTACGCCAACACCTACTAGTACATCTACACCAACACCTACTTCTACTAGTACGCCAACACCTACTAGTACATCTACACCAACACCTACTAGTACATCTACGCCAACAGGAACATTACCTGTATCTGGTTTAATATGGACAACAACTAAGAATACGTCAGGAGTCACGGGTTGCGAAACGGCTGAGTGGGTAGTATCACCAAATAATTTATGTGTTAGATTTAATATTGCGGATTCATTAAACTGTGGTGGTACGTGTGATATAACACAAAATGGTACCGCAACTGCAACAATAACAGTAGGTCCGGTTGATACTTATTTACACTTAAGTTTTAGTGGTTTAGCCGAATTACAAGATACGGGTTATGAAAACATAGCTTTCTATCTTGATGGAACATTGTTAGCATCTGCAACATCACAAGACTTGAATCAAGGATGTACAATGGGTCCTGTTATTCAGAATATCATTGTACCTGGACCATATTTCTTATCGGCAGGAACAACACACACATTGTTTATTGATTTTACAACTGATGATCCGTTGTTCCACCTCGGTTCATATTATGAAATATGTTTAAACTTTACAACATAAATTAAAAAAAATATATTTAGGTATAATGAAATATAATGTTACATTAACAAGTGAAAATTATAATGGCCAAGTTGCGGAGATAACATTTAATCCAG